GCCCATTCGTAATCTTTACCACCTTTGTTCATTATAGTGCCCTTTTTAATAGGTGCATCTTTAACTGCTGGTGGTGTTTTAGCACTTGGTTGTTCCGAATCCGCACCTTTTTGTGCTGTATCCGTACTCGGTGCATCTGGCTGTGTTTCAGGATCTTGTTGAGGCTTAGATGGTTCTAATTCTACTTTTTGTGTTGAACCAATGCTTTGTATTTGGTCGTTACTCATACCAGCATCTGCTAGTATATTAGCAATACTACCTGAATCTAATGGTGATCCCATCTTAGTCCATTGTTTAGTAAGTTTATCAGCAGTAACTTTATTACCTACATTTTTTGCAGTTTGTTTAACTGCTCCTGCCGCTGAACTTGCCGCACCTTTTACTGCGCCTGCGGCTTTACCTGCTAAGTTTCCTGCTCCACGTTTTAGTTTAGCACCTAGTGTATTAGGATTGTTTAAAGGTAATTCGCCTTGTGCAGGATCTGCTTCTGCTAGATATAATTCAAACTTTTCTTCCATTGACAATGTTTCGCCAACTTTACCAAAGTCACTTAACTTTTGACTTTTGTCAAAGTTTTTATCTACTGGAGTTGCATCGCTTCCGCCTTTGAGATCTAATTCAAGTTGTTTCTTTTCATCAGGATCAATTGGCTTAATTTTGTGCATTTCTTTGTTTTTGTCATCAACTGTTGCAAGAGCACCTTGTGCCGCCGCGCCTGCCGCGCCGCCAACTGCTGATACTGCTTGAACTGCTTCTTCAGCATTGTCAAGAACAGCAATAGCCGCATCTAATTGATCGCCTGTCCACACTTCTTTTGGAATGTTTTTAATTGTATCTGACAGTGCTGATAAATCTGCGTTTGCTGTTTGCGTTGTTGATAAAAATCCGTGTAACTTGCCTGCCGCTTCATAATATTCAGGACTAAATGCTTTTGCACTTGAAGCCGCACTTGCAAGTGTTTTATATTGTGATACTTGATCAGCAGTCATAGTCATATCATAATTGTAATAGAAACCATTAATATTACCTGTAGAACTATAATCCATTGCACCATCTAATACACCTGCATCAAATCCGGCATCTGCCGCCGCACTGTCTACTGCTGATTTAAAGTTATCTGCCGCAAACCCGTCCATCATTGCATCTGCTTCTGCTTCGCTACCTGTTGCAATGTTATCAATCATACCATCAGTTAAGCCTTTAATTGCTAAACCAGCAAGAGCACCATATGCCGCTGTTTTAACTGACTTACCAACTGCTGTTGAAAGTTTTTCACCTTGCAATAAATCTTTAGATGCACGTAGTATTAAACCTGCGGCCGCACCGCCTGCTGGACCACCTGCAAATGCCGCCATAGTAGTTAGAACACCAACTGCTATACTTGCTTTACCTGGATTTTCTTTTGCCCAGTCACTTATTTTTTGTATACCTTGTACAATTTTACTGTCACTGTTGTTTGCTGTAATTTGTTTTTTAAGATCTTCAAACTTTTGATCTGCATTTTTAACTGGACCTGCATTTTGTGCTAATCTGCCTAGTTCGTTAATTTTAGCATCAACCTTTTTAGCAATATCAACAGGTAGTTTAGCGGCAGCCGCCGCACCTGCACCTACTTTACCTGCGATTGTTTTATTATCACCGCTGTCCATAGCAACTTGTTCAGCACCGCTAAAGATGTCTAATACTTGTTGCTTAGTAAGTTCTTGTTCTGCTAATTTTGTATACTGTTCAACTAGTGGCCAAAGTTCTTTTTCCCACTTACCTAAATAAAGTATTTGTTGTTCAGTTAGATCTTGATATCCTTCGTTAAGGATAGTTGCTGTACGTGAATTAAATCCTGTTACTTCTTGTAGTTTCATTATATTGCTCCAGCCAGTACTTTTTTCTCAGTTGGTGTAAGTGCATCTAATTGTTTTTGCATTTCAGGAGTAATACCTGCACCTGGCTTTTTCATTGGAATAACTTTTGCACCCATTGGTTCACCTGTAGCATCATCTTTGCCATCTTTGTTTTTGTCAACTTGTGGTGCTTGTGCTGTAGTAGGCTTTCCTGCTACATTAGTACCTTTAGCCGCTCCTGCGGCCGGCGCACTAGGTTGTGCAGGTGCAGTACTAGTTCCTACTGTACCGTCACCGTCTGCTTTTGCGGCATCTTGCGCCGCAGTCATTATTGCTTGATCTATTTGTTTAGGCGTCATTATGCCTTGTACACCTTTAAGGTGCATATTTGGATAACCTTTTGATTTTAAAAATGCCGCAAGTTGTGGACCTTGCATTTGTTTTATGTTTATACCAGTTTTACCTGCATATCCTTGAAGTGCTACTTTTAACTGTCTTGCTTCGTCGCCTACTTCAGCCGCACCACTTAATTTAGCGGCTGTGCCTTTAGCACCAACTGCTCCAGCAACTTTTGCTCCTATTTTACGACCTACTTGTTTTAGTAGTCCAACAGGTGCTTCGTTTGCTACGCTTTCACGTGGTGGATTGTAATTCCAATCGTATGATCCATGTCCTCTATACGATCCTTTTGTATAGCCTGCCATTTCCATAGCATCGTCAGTATCGATACCTTTTTCTTCAGCCCATTTCATAATGTAGTAAGATCTGTCTTTATCACTTACTCTAGCAAATTTTTCCACTACTTCTGGATCAGCTGTTGCTTCTGCTAATATAATATCTTGTACACGCATTTTCTGAGTTATCCTTAAAGAATGTTTATTAAGTGTATTTAGTATATCTACTTCGTAGATATAAGTTTTCGTTAACACTCAAACTATAACACTTCGTTTGTGATAGAAGTAATAGATATGAATTAAAGCATTATTACGAAGTAATAATGTAATTGCTTTATGTAGATTGTTTCAGTCAGACGGAACCTGTTTATGGTTCCATCTAATCTTGGCACTTTATGTGAGTCTGCCACAGCCGAGACTTGGAAGTAGGTAATTGTTTATACACAAAGTACAATGGGCTCTGACCTTTCCCAACCTACGTCGACATATGTAACATACATGTTGCATTAACCTAGTTAATGTAGTCTTTATGTTACATTACCTCTCGCTTCGTTCCTATTGCTAAAGAGTTTTTATGTACTGTGTTTGTGTTTTTCGACTGCCAACATTCAATCTATATCAACTAGTGAGCCCAATTTGTTTGATGGCTTCCACACTCTGGTGTGTCAATCAATATGTACGTGTGCTTCTATACGAGAGCTTTTTCCACAGCGGTATTTTCAATCTGGCCCGCCAACCTTATGTGCTGGAATGTTTTGCCTGTATGTGATGTTCTAGCAATGCCTGTTTTAGTTTGTCTGAGCCGCCTACTCTAACATTGATGATACCATTATAGTATTCATCTGTTTCAAGTACTCGCCTGTCAAACTGCTCTCGTGCCTCTATGTAGGACATTTCGCCCCTACCTTTACATAGGTATAGTATTTCTCTTGTGAATTTGTCTTCGCCTAGTTCAGCAACATCTGCATTTAGTCTATCACTGGATCCCCAGTAATCTCGCCAATCGCTTTCTTTGGTGCCGCGTCTCTTATTTTTCTTGCCTTTTAGTGGTGGCTTAGTAGTTTTAAACTTTGCTAGTTTCTTGCCTATGTATTTTTGATCTGTAGTGGTATTTGTGATAAGATAAACAAAACCTTCGTATTCGTCCGGTATGTTTTCTACCTCTTTGCCTTGATAAGTCCACTTCATAGTGATACTTATTACTTGCCTTGTTTTTCTGCCTGTTTCTTGGTTTGATACGTTTCGTGTATCTCGTCCATTCTTGTTTTTGCAAGACTTCTAATTTCTCTTAGCCAGCGTCTGCTACTAGCATGAGTTCTGTGTGATTTACGAGACTCATAAGCCTCGTTAGATTTAAAGTACTCCATGTAAGCCTTAGTTAACTTGTCATGTGTATCGTCGTCTATCATTCCACTACTTCTACATCATTTTCATAACTTGTAAAACCGTTCTCTTTAACAACTTTTAGTATTGTGTTTACTCGACCTACAAGTTCGTCTTTGTGACTAATTAAATAAATGTTCTTTTCACGTTCACGTGCCATCTTCTTAAGAACACTTAATGAACTTTCTACACCTGCTGTATCCATACCACTATCAATTAACTCGTCTATAAACAATAAGTTAATATTCTGATATAAACTTTCCCAAACATCTCTAAATGCAAACGACAAACCTAATATAAGTCTATTACGTTCACCTCTTGATAAGTTATCAAAGTCTAAGTCCTGTCCTAGTTGTGTAATTTCAACAACCAAGTCGTTTTGGAATACAACTTGATGCGGTAATCCTAATCTATCAAGATAGTATGTAAGCCTGTTGTTTAGATACATTAAATTTTGTTCGATAATTTTTTTACGTATAAAACTGTCTTTGTTTGTTAATAGTTTTAACATAAAGTCTTGATGTTCTTTGTATGTTGTAAGTTCGTTTACAGGTGTCCAATCAATTTCTTGTATTGCACTTTCACTAAGTTCATTAATTTGTGCTTCATACGGATCTTCTTCATTTTTCTTCGACTCATATGCCTGTTTTAAACTATCAACATTTTGTCTATGTTCATATGCTTCTTTAGCAGTATCATAAAACACACTAGGCTTGCCATTGATATCACCAATGTCATTTAAGCCTTTTGTAACCTCTAAAAGTTTATCACTTACTTCTTTTTGATATGCAGTTGCATCTTCAAGTTCTTTTTGTTTTTTAGTTTCAATTTCTTTTTTCTTATCTGCATGAAGTTCTTGACCACAAGTATAACATTTAGCATCTTCTAAATCTGCAATATCTTTAGTTAACTTATTAACACTTTTATCAGAACGTTGTAGTGCAGGCTCTAATGTACTAAGCTCTTTTTTAAGGGCTAAAATAGCATTATTATGTTCATTCCAATTAGACAGTTTTTCATGTGATTCTAATTCAGCTTCAATGTCTAAATGTTCTAATTCGCTGATAGCTTCCTTTAGTTTTACTGTATCAGTAGTGCGTTTTGCAAGCCATGCTTTTTGATTGCTTTGTAAACTTGCAATAGTTGACTCAATTTTACTATTAGCAGTTTGTGTTGCTTCAATTCTTAGTGTTTCTTGTGTAATTGCATCTTTAGTATTGCGAACTTGTTCTTTTAAATTGTCTGCTTTTTCACTAAGGATAGTAATACCAAGTAATTGTTCAATAATTGCACGTTGATCGTTAACACGCATACTTAAAAACGGCTCAGAATATGTGTTTAATGCAACAATATGCTTAAACATATCGTGACTCATACCTAGTAAATCGTTCAAATATTCCTGTGTTTTACGACTATCACCTTGCGATTCGTCATCTATTTGTTCTTCATTATTAATAAAAAACTTAAAAAATGTCGGAGATCTGCCACGTTCTATTTTATACTGTATATTGTCCTTTTCAAAGTCAAGCGAAACAACCATACCTTTGCTATTAGTCTTATTAATAAGGTTGTTACGTTTAATGTTTGTAAGTGCAGTACCATATAATGCATAACTTAGTGCATTAATAATTGTTGTTTTACCAGTACCATTACGTGAACCACTATCGTCACCGCCTTGATCTAAGTTTTCACCTAGCACAAGTGTAAGTTTTGCTTTATTGAAGTCTACAGCTTGGGTCTGATTGCCCACACTCATAAAGTTCTTTACGGTTAAATCTTTAATACGTATCATAAGTCGTTATAAATGTCCATCAGCATTTTCTTGTTAAAATTGTTTGTGTCAATTTCTGCGATTTCTTTAGATACAATTTCGTCAACTGTTTCAAATTGAGTAATATCTAAATCTGTTGTAATTTCTTCTTCTTGCTTTTGCGGTATTAATGTAATTTCTCTACAACCGTGTTTTGAGATATAGTTCTCTTTGATAAACTGTGCTTCTTCATAACTTACAGGTAAGTCAAGTGTTACTCGCAAATACATTTTAGGCTTTATTATATCGCTATCTGGATCTAATAGTTGCGAAAGTTTTACTGTGCGATATTTAGGACAGTTCCACCAGTTAATATATTGCGGTTCTAAATCATTTTCACGATCAAGTATCATCATACCACGTTCGTCATCCCATGCATCTGCATAGTTGTGCGGAAACGCATTACCAATGTAATGTATTTTACCCTGTACTTGACGTTTGTGGAAATGTCCACTAAACACATATTCTTGATGTTTAAAATGTTGCGGTTTTAAGTCACCATGGTCGGGCATTTTTACAAGTGCGTTCATATAAAAACTAGGAAGTTCAAAGTGACCAAACATATACTTGGATTTTACCTTTTCAATCTTCTTCCATTCTTCGCCGACTAACCACGGAACTAATGTAACATCTTCTTCAGTGTACATTTCGTCAACTATAGTAATACCTGGAATATGCTTACCAAAAATAGTTGAACTTACGTCACGTTTGTCTTTGTAATATAAGTCGTGGTTACCAACAAACATATAAAACTTTTCAAATGCCGCACCTAGTTTTTCTAGACTGCGAATAGTTGCATCCATAGTTGTAAGATTTAAACTGTTTCTATTGTGATGCCAATCACCACAGAAGATACCAGTTTCACAACCGTTTTCTTTTGCTTGCTCTATATACCAATCAACAAACTCTTCACAGTCTAGATTGTGTACTTTACTATTGCCTTTTAAGCCGAAATGTATATCGGTAAAAACTGCCGCTTTTTTAAACAAAATGAGATCTCCATATTTGTACTAAACATAATACTATCTTTTGCACTCAAGGTCAACCTTTTTTGGTTGTCTGAGCCGCATTGATTTTTGCTGTTTCACGCTTCATTGAGGCTTCCCATTCTGCGTTGTGCTGTCTAGTATAACTTGGATTCATGTCATTCATTTCTAAGATGTCGTCTCTAATGTTTTGGTTACGTTTTTCAAGGTTAATAACTCGTACAAATGAGTTTGTAACGGCGGCTGTATAATAAGCAAATGGATTGTTAGACTTTGATTCGTCAAATTGTAGTCCAATCTGTGCTAATTGTAGTATTGCCTGTCCTCGCATTTCGTCATTATACGTATATCCACGTACATTGCCTCTAGTTGCATATCGTTCACACAATTTAATCCACATACGAGCAAGTTCGTTTGTTGCCTTTGCATGTTTCATACTAAAATAACCATTTTCCATACCGCCAACCCAATGACTTTTGCCAACTACAACAAGTTCTCCGTCTTCGTTAAACTTATAATGTTGAAAAGGTGGAAAATTTAGTTTTACTTTTGTATCTGCTATTGTTTTAGGATTCTTTTTACGTCCAGGCTCTTCAGGTATATGGTCAAATGTCATAATTCTAAAAATTAAGTCTTCTTTTTCCATCTTTCTGTAGTCAATTTCGCACTGTGCTAGTTTAACTTTCTCTCCAGCTAGTTTACGAGCTTCAAAATCTAAGTGTTGCAGTCTTTTTGCCTTGTTTCTTTTTGCTTCTGCAACAGTACGGATGTTTACTTTGTCTAAATCAGTTAGTATGATGTCATATTGATTGAATTCGGGCTCCATGAAACTACAAAACTGTGATTTAGACTTGTGAATCTGTTTTAGCATATCTTTGTTATTAAGATAATTTACTTTTCTCATATATTTCTCCAGGTTATTACTCTATTATAAACTACATACTTAATTTTGTCAACTAAATACTTGTAGGAGAGTGAAATGAATTTAAAAAAGATAGTCCAATCCAATGTTAGCAACTTTCAAGAGTCTATTGAAAATACTGTCAAGTCCACTGCAACTAATTTTGCAAACTCGGCACTTGAAAACGTATTAGGCGGCGGTGCCGCAGGTATTTTGAAAAGTCTTTTAAAAGGACCTAGCTCAATACCACCAACGGGCTCTGGCGCACAGGCAACAGACGGTGCCGCAACCAACGACTGGCGTGTACGGTTAAGTATTCCTCCAAGTATGGTTGACGGTAATGAAATGTTTAAACCTCTCGTTGAGACAAATGGACTAGTATTTCCATATACTCCTACAATATTAGTACAACATACGGCCAATTATGACGCGATGCATCCTACACATAGTAATTATCCGTTCCCCCAGTATCAGAACAGCCAAATTGAAGATATCGTAATTACAGGTGACTTTTTTGTAGAAAATGCTAAAGATGCGCAGTATTGGGTAGCAATGACACACTTTTTACGTAGTGTAACAAAAATGGACTACGGTCAAGGTAAGAATGCCGGTGCTCCGCCACCATTAATATTTTTAAACGGGTATGGAGATTTTGTATTTCCAAATGTTCCAGTAGTTGTTAGAAACTTTACTTTTGATTTGCCAGCAGACGTTGACTATATTAAAACACAAGCAACAGGTGATATAGAAACAGGTCCAACTACTAAAGATCCAAAAGGTAAAGCAGGTTGGGTACCAACACAATCTCAAGTATCAATCACAGTTGCTCCTGTTTACTCAAGAGCAAAAACTTCACAGTTTAATTTAGACAAATTTGTAAAAGGTCAGTATCTTGGAACTCAAGGTAACAACGGTGGAGGGTTTATTTAATGGCACGTTATAGTGAAATGAGTCCTTGGGGTAAAACACGAATAGTAAACAAAGACTATTTGAATGTATTAGAAATTAGACCAGTACCTCAGTCAGACGATGATGTATTATATGAAATACAACCACAGTTTACACATAGACCAGATTTATTAGCGTATTCTGTATACGGTAGCTCAAAATTATGGTGGGTGTTTGCACAAAGAAACATGGATGTATTAAAAGATCCAGTATATGATTTAGTTGCAGGCACAAAAATTTACTTACCAAGAGCAGACACATTACAAAAGTACTTAGGTTACTAGAGTATGGCAAATACTAGACTAACAAAATCTGTAATAGATGCACAACTACA